AAAAACAGCAACGGATTCGAACAGAAGCTATAATCTCTAGTGGAGATAATAGTACTAGAAAGCAGCAACAGGTTAAGACTGAAGCTATTATTTCTAGTGGAGATGCGAAGACGAGGAACTTGCAACGAGTTAAATGTGAAGCTATGAGCGCCAATGCTCAGGCACAGTTTGATCAAGTCGCTTGTTCAATGATTTCACGAATCATTTCAAACCAAATCTATAGACTCCAAGTAAGAAGAAATGGAGAATGGACTCAAGCCATGAACATTACATTTGTTAGAGGAAGATTAGCTATTGCTAATCAACATCTGATCAATGTTTTGGAACTGTTCGATGCCGATCGCATTAGAATTTGTGGTACCGTTTATCCTGAAGGACTGGAGCTGGATTGGAATGAAATTGAAACGAAATCTGTCGTTCAAGAGCATAAATTCGGAAAAAGAGATCTCATGATGTTGAAGTTTCCAGACTATATTCGACAACATAGAGATATAACTTCCTTTTTCATGGATTCGGGAGATTTTTCTAATCATAAAAGATTAGGGAAAGCAGTGTTAATTGGTTACCTGCCTAAACAAAAAACCAATGCAATTTACCTTTGGGTGACCCAGAAGTGTGAAGCTCTGGACTCAACGATTGGTCTTCAGATCCCAACGAAAGAAGGAATTGACACAGTTCAAATTCGGGATTTCTATCGTTATGATTTGGAAACTGATGAAGGTGATTGCGGAGCATTGCTTATGTCAATGAATCCAATTCAACCACGTAAAATAGCTGGAATGCATTTTGCGGGAGCAAATATTGCTGGTTTTAATGGATTTTCAACACCTGTTTGCAGAGAACATATCGACTTGCTGGTTGATGCTTTCTCTAATGACAAGGATGAAATCGCTCTTGAATTGAGCGATGAGGTTAAAAATATCCCAATTAAAATTCAATCTATGGGGAAATTAAAATACTCTTGTGTTTTAGATCACCCACTTAAAGATACGAATTTTATGCCTCTGGGATATATTGAGGAAATCAATGCCCCAACAAAATCTGAGATTCAACCTTCACCATGTCATGGTGTAACTCAGATTCCAACAACAAAACCTGCGCGCCTTCGACCTTTTGAGATTGATGGTAAAAAATTAAATCCTTTGGAAATGGCAAGAGCGAAAGCTAATGTTCTGCCATGTCGAGTCGACACTGAGAAATTAAATGCAGCTGCATTTGATGTTCAACAGATGTTAGATGTAGGAGGAGATGAGCGTAAGAGGATTTTGACGTTGGAAGAAGGTATTAAAGGAGTCGAGAATGATCCTTTAATTTGTCCACTTGAGAGAACTTCATCCCCTGGTTGGAGATGGAATACTTTGAAAAGAGTGTACAAAACAAACGCTGTTGGTAAAACACATTGGTTGGGTGAAGCTGAAAATTATAAAACAGATGATCCCGAACTAGTTGATTCTATCAATTATCGTGTGAATCGAGCTCGAAAAGGAATTAGAACCCCAGCCTATTGGACTGACACTCTGAAAGACGAGCGTAGACCAATAGCTAAAGTGGATTCTGGAAAGACAAGATTATTTTCATCTGGAGAGATGGACTTTAATATATTGTTCAGAATGTTCTTTGGGGGTTTTATGGCACATTGCGCTGAATATCGAATTGATATTGAATCATGTGTTGGTGTAAATGTCTATTCGCAAGAATGGTCATTTATAGTAAGACGAATTCAGAGCAAAGGTGAGCATGTAGTTGCTGGAGATTTCACAAATTTTGATGGAACCTTAAATGGTAGTATTCTCTGGAAAATTTGTGAGATAATCAACAATTGGTATGATGATGGAGAAGAGAACAAAAGAGTTCGAAATGTACTATGGTCTGAGATAGTGCATTCAATACATATCTCAAGAGATATGTGTTATGGTTGGAACCATTCAC